GGCATGGGTAAGAAGCTCCTCGACACAGGAGGTCAAATTCTGAACACTGCCCGAGCTATCCTTACCAGCGTCGATGTCAGCGCAGTTCTCCGCCAAGGTGGCTTCATTGCTCTCGGTAATCCTTTGCGTGGATTCAAGAGTATCGGCCCTATGTTCAAGGCTTTTGCCTCAAAGGAGGCTGAAGGGTTTGAGCGTAAGGCTCTGGAACGCCGAGACAATTACGGCCTTTACAAGCGTTCCAAACTGTTCCTAGCCGATACGAACAAGGTCAACCAACTCACGAAGCAGGAGGAGAACTTCATGTCCCGCTGGCTTGATAAAATCCCTTGGTATCTTGGTGGCGGAGTGGTCCGTGGTTCTCAGCGTGCCTACAACGTCTTCCTCAATCGCCTTCGCGCCGATACCTTCGACGCTATGCTCGGCAACTTGAAGAAGGGCAGAGAGCCTACACAAGAGGAGGCTGACAGCGTTGCGGACTACATCAATATCGCTACTGGTCGAGGTAATCTCGGCAAGATGACACAGGCAGCGACAGCACTTAACACGGTGTTCTTTGCTCCTCGTTTGGTGGCTAGCCGCTTCCAGTTGCTCCTTGGCTATCCTTACTTCAAGGCGAATGACCGAACGAAGAACTTGATTCTACGCGAGTACGCCAAGTTCCTAACAGGTGTGGCAGTCGTCTATGCTTTAGGAATGCTGGCTCAAGATGACGACGACAAACCCTTGGAGGTCGATCCTCGCTCAAGTGACTTCTTGAAACTCCGTTTCGGCAACACCCGCATTGACCCGATGACTGGTTTGCTTCAGTCCACGGTTCTCATTGCCAGACTGGCGAGCGGAGAAAAGAAGACAGCCAAGGGTAAACTTGTCCCGATCCGTGGGGACAAAGTTCCTTACGGCAGCGACAGTAGCGGAGACGTGATCTTCAATTTCGCTCGTTCCAAGTTCAGCCCTGCTATCGGAAGTGTTTTCAACATCCTTGAGGGCAAGAACGTCGTCGGGGAAAAGACAGACATTCTTGAGGAGTCTAAGCGTATGGTCGTTCCTATGTCCTTCTCTGAAGCCGCTGATACGCTTGAGGAGCAAGGAATACCAAAAGGCACAGCCTTGACTATCCTCATGCTCTTCGGTATGGGAGTTCAAACCTACGACAGCAAAAAGAAATGAAGCGCATCCTAGACACGACAAGACCTGTAGGCGGCATGTGGACATACAAGCAGCCTGAGACGGGAGTAGTTCTCCAAGATTGGGCGTGGAAAGCCTTGATCTCCAAAATCCGTGAACACCGTGCAGCTTGCGGAATTGAGATGAAGGGGGGCTGGGTCGATGAGATTCACGATGACGTTGCTACGGCGAACCCAGAGATTCCCCAGGAGGAAGTCGGAGTCGTCGCTCGTTACTACACCGCTGATGATGTTCACAGGTTCATCACCACCATGAGGAGAGTCCATGTAAGTGGAGAACTCGTCAGTGAGGAGGAGCAACGCCGACGCATTGACATCTGCGTAGCCTGCCCAAAGAACGGAGTCATTGGATGCAAGTGGTGTGGCTGGCTCGCTGGTCAAGTAACCGAGGTTCTGGCAGGTCGTCCTATTCACCGAGTCGCAGAAGTATTCAAACGCTCCTGCATGGCTTGCGGCTGCGACATCACCTCTAAAACGGCAATCCCGCTTGATGTTCTCAAGCAGGTTGACGCTGAACTAGGTGAATCCCCTAACTATGCCAAGGGATGCTGGATGACCGAGACTACAGAGTAATGATCTTCTTCTGTTCCTTGAGTCCAGCCGACACTTTAATGTCGGTGGCGGTGACAGTGATCTCAAAAAGCATTTCTCCGACGTGAGGGATTTCCCCCATTGCGTTGAGAGCATTCTGAATGTTACGAGCCGTAACGATCTCGATCTGAGCGTCACGCTTTTTACGTGCTGCTTGTGAGCGTTCATTTCTGCTCAGGAACGGGTGTGGAATAGCAGGTGCGTGCATAGGTATTAGTTTTCTTCAAGTTTCTCGATCCATCCGGCTTCTTTCATGCGGTAGCCGATCTTCGGCAAGACGGAAAGTAGGTCAGCTTTTCCAACTCCTGTCTTGGCTACGAGCATCCCGATTCGCGGACGCTCAAGTTCAAGGATCGCTGCGAGCACCGTTTTGTCGGTGTCGTTGAGGACGACTTCTTCGATGGGAGTTTCATACGTGCTCTCCTGCTCCAAGCCTGCCACTGCTCGTACAGCCTTCATCGCTCCTTTTATCTCCGCCCAACTAGAAAGCTCAGGCACCTCAACGGGCCGCGATTCTGGAATGGTGATTTCATGTTCGACCACCTTCGCTGCTTTTTTAGGTGCTTCCATGCCCAGAACGAGACGTTGGAGTGACCCATCTTTGCACCCGTGAACGAGAATCGCGGAAGCTGGGATGCTGCCTGCTTCTGCTGTAGGCTTGTCAGGGCAGGGTTCTCCGACCAATGAGCCAAGCATGTCACGAACGTAGTTGCACGTCTGCCAGCGGTCATAGATCAACGGGGTAGAAGCTACGCCGAGACGATGGAACTGCCAGCGGAGGTAAATGTCCCAAGGCTCCCGTGGATGCTGCGGGTGCATAGCGTAGGACATGTTGTTGAACAAAGGCGACATCTCTACGTTGCGTGACAGCAGTGGCGGGTAGATCGCAACTCCACGCAGTGAGAAGTCACCTTCAGCAGTGAAGAATGTTCCGTCAGCTTTCTTCCACTTGGTTGGCAGGACGTGGCCGAAGAACGGTTTCCCTGCTGCAATGTAAGCTTCTTCAAGTTGTCCAGCCCATTCCGATTCGAGCAAGCAGGAGTCGCATTCAAGCCACAACCAAGCTTTCGTGTTACCCATCTTGTCGAGATGTGTCACCGTCCAGTGCCACATACGGTCGGGACCGATGGGCCAAGGGTTGTCGAACTCGTTTCCTGTATCGACGACATCGACGTTACCGCAAACAGGATGCAGTTTCATCTTGGCTTCCTCTGCATCATGGAGACGCGAAGGGACAGAGACAAGCAGGATACGGTGTGCTCCTACCGGTCCCATCTTGATGATGTTTTGTGTCAGCAACTCCAAGTCGCTCTGGTCTTTTGGTCCTACTGGAATAACAATAGTGAGCATATCAGGCAAGTTTCCCTCCGTGTTTGTGTGGTCGTGTTTTGTTGTATTCGTGCTTGAGCTTCACAGCGTTACCGATGTCGATTCCGAACACTGAAGCCGTGTCCATTGCACGGATAATGATGTCTGCTAGCTCTTCCTCCATGCAGTTAAGGTTAGCGTCTTTATCGCAAGGCTTGAGCAGAGCGCCCTTCCGTGCTGCTTCCCATAACTCGCTCACTTCTCCGTGCAGGTTGGCTGTATGGCGAGCCATTGACTGCACAGTTGATTCGTCGTTCTCGTTGTCGTGGAAGCCTTTGTTGCAGGCATTATCGTACACTTCCTCTGCTATCCTGTTTAACTGGTCGTAATCAATCATAGGTTTTCACTTTATCGAAATACCTTCACACTGTCAACCTGCATTTTTCTTTGCTGCGATAAAACGAGTCAGGTGATGATGCTCTGCCGCGAAGTAATTCGGGAGACGCAGACAGTTGTGCTCATAGACCATTGTTTCTGCGGTAGCCAGATTGACCCCGATCTTAGCTGCGACCTTTGATGCGACGTTGCGGAGAGTGAAGTCTGCCATCTCGCCTGGGTATTGCCAATAACCTGGGGGAACTACGGTTCTGTCAATGGGTCTGAACCTGTCCATGTCGCGGGAGAGCGTTATTTCTGGACGGCTACCAATGGCGGGAAGGATCACGTCACCTGTTGCGACATGCTGGACGCTGGGGAGTCCTTCAGCTTGTGGGAAGATACAATCAGGATAGGTAAGGTCAGTCTCTTGGATTCGGTGATGCTTCAACCCTTCCGCAATCGCAAATGCGCTGCTCTGATTCCCGATGAACAACTCTGAGCCTGCGATAATTTCGGCAACTTGGAGCATGTTCTCTGTCGGCAGAAAGTCCACGTAACCGAAGTGCCCGCAGAACTCCTTCCATTCGTATTCCAGTCCAGTGAACAAAAGATGGTGCTTGTAGTGGTCAACAACGCCCATCCACGGGAACACGGGATTCCGGTAGCGTCCCGTGCGGTTGATGACAACTCGACCCTTCGACAGTTTGGACGCTTTGGCTTTCAACCACGGTGTCGCTCCGTCGATCTTGAGAGCAACTTTGCGAGTCAGACAGAAGTGATTCAGGTGGGCCTGCATCAGTGTCTCACCTGGGGTGTAGTGCCTGAATCCACGGAAGTCTTCACTCTTCCAATCAACGGGGGTTGACGGCTCGATCATCTTGAACTCTGCGATGTAGTCCTGTGCGTCGATCAACGGCTTGAGCAGGTTGAGCATACGCTGCGCTTGCTCTTGGTCTTTGGCTTTTGTGATCGGTGAAGGGCGAAGACCCAACGAGTGAGGCCCGTCAGGCAAATGCTTGAGCAGGTTTAACAGATATAGTATGTCCCCGAGATCGCCTGTGGAAGATGCTAGCATAGGTCACACAAAGTTTACGTGTTGGATGTCTCCGGTTGTCTTAGGAGTTGGAAGTCCGTTGACGACATCGTTGATAACGTCCACCTGGTCAGCAAATACGCACCCTGGGCACACGTTGTCAGGCATTTTGTATTTTTCTGGGTGTAGCATCAGATCGCCAACTTGATCCCAACTGCAAATCCGCCACACGTTGTCGAATTTGTGGTCTGCCGATTTATTCAGCACGACAGAATCGCAAGGAAATACGCCGCCACAAGCGTTGAGACAAGGACGTGTCAGAACCTTGAAGCACTTTTTCGGCTGGCGAGGTGGCTTGTTTTGCGAAAAAACGACTTCAGGGTTTATCCGCCCCGCCATATCCTGAAGCAGCGCATGTCGTTCCGAGATACGTTCAGGCTGCAAGCAGTTGGTCAGCAGACGCACATATACGGGTTTATGCTTATCGACGTATTCCTTGATCTTGGCTTCGATCCACGGAAGGCGTTCAGCACCGTCAACGAATTTGCCTCCTGGGGTTTTCACGTCCTCTGGCGTGCTTACCCATCCGTGCTTGTGTGTCGGCTCTTCGTATGAGTCCGACATGATCCAACTGAAACCGAGTGATGTCTTGGTAGGGTCGAAATCAGGAACAAAGACTTCCTGCTCCTTATGGTTATGGTCGAGACCCGCCATTGAGATTCGGCACCAAGTCAGTTTGTCCAGATTCTCAGGCTTCAGGTTTTTCCAAGACTTGCGACCATTTGCGTATTCGACTAAGGGCATCCCGTTGGTAATCATCGCCACTTCAAGACCGAATCTGTCGTACGCCATTTCAATCAGTTCATTGATGCCCTTGCCTGTCTCCTTGCACTTGTAGATAAGTGGATTCCCACCACCTGAGAACGTGATTGACTTCAAACCGAGAGGAACAAGTTGCTTGAGGAATTCCTCGATCTGTGAGAAGCGCAGCACGTCTCCGACTCGCTCACCTACCGAGCAAAAAGCACATTTCGCGTTGCAGACATCCGTTGGAGCACACCATGCTGAGATAGGCATTCCTTTCCCGTTACGAAGAGCTTCCATTGCCTCTTGGTGGTAGAATAGCTTGGCTCCCGTCGATGTGAAGGACGTGTCGAGTTCCGGCTTGTCTGCGATGGCTTTAGGTAGTGTGTTCATTGAATGATGTTTAGCAGATCGCCCATAACTTTCAGGCGTTTTTCTGTGGTTATTTCTTCTCCTGTTAGGTGACAGAGCCAATCGCCTTCCTGCCAAGGGTCGGGAGCCGATGGAGCTAAGGCAGCGTGGACAGCATTGAATCGACGTGTTGGACAGATGGAGAAGATGTCTTCAGGAGTCCGCAAAGTCTGATAAAGCCCTTGGAGTGCGGACTGTTCCCACAATTCCTTGTTTCCCCATTCTTCCTCTTTCTGGGGTAAGTAGCGATTCCAGATATGCGCCCAAAGTTCATTCGGGTCTCTGTTGGCAAAGAAGTTACCCATGTTGAAATGGTGCGGCTCCATAGCGTCTAACCCCCAATCTTTTGACACTTCGATTGGAGCGATACTCTCGATCTCAAAAGGGCTTATCTCTGAGTTGGTAATTAGAGTGTCAGCGTCGAGCCAGATAACTCGGTCATATCCGCTCGAAAGTTGTCTGCCGACATGCAGGGCTTTCTGCCAACTAGGGTGCGTGTGCTTTGAGTATTGCCTAATCCGGAGGAAGTCGATTCCATGCTTGGAGGCGTATTGCCCCATCACACGCGAGGTGCAATCCCCGACATGAGTCATGTTGTCATCGTAGCCTGTTAGTAAGAGCACTTTCATATCAATCAAATCCGGCAACTGACCACATGTTCGTTGTCCCTTCTTTGTCCAGTTCCTCGTAGGTCTGAACAGCCAGTTTACGTCCTTCTGGGTCTGCGTTCTTTGCCCAGAAGTGATGATGATCGAAGAACGGCCCTTCGTTCACATTGCCTCGGATAAAATCAATCTCTCCCCATGTTCGACTGTCCAGAATCTTTTCGTGCATCTTCACCAATGGGTCGTAGAAGATGAACTGCGAGTTACGCACAACCCGAAGCTGCCAATCTGGGATTAACTGCCAGTTTTGACACGGTTTATCAAACTCCCTTGGTGCTCCGAACCAGTGACGACGGGACACGCAGATTCCATTCTTCGCGTTTCCTGCATCAGCAATCATACGCTTCAGCAAGTCTCCTTGATTGAATCCTTCGCGCTCTACCGTGACCGTTAGCTTGGGTTCCTTGATCTGCGGGTATCCTTCCGTTCCTTCGCACTTGAGCACGGGAATAGTCGGATAGAATCTCTCATCGCAGTCCATTATCATAGTCCAGTCTGCTTGTGACTCTCTGATGCAGCGTGTCCTGACGACTCCATAACCAGCGTCAATGGTGGTGTGAACAAGCCGAACTCCTGCCTTCTCAACAAGAGCGATTGACTCGTCATCAGGCTTAGCGTTCGACGGTGGCGAGGAGACCATCACAACGTCATCGAAATACCCGCTAGTTGCCATCTCCAAGAAACTTGGTAGAGCAAACGGCTCACGATAGAAGTTACAAGCTAGTCCAAGGCTCATGGATTGATGCGTTTTAGGTGGAAGAAGCCGTAGCTGCGAGGGAACTTGTAGCAGTTAGGCTTGAGAACGGGGTGCTCATAACCTCCTGTCACGATGACATTCTTATCGAAGTTCTGGAAGTACTGAATCCAGTCTATCAGCGTCCACCTGATAACGTGCGTCGAGTCCTGCTCATCGACAGGGCAGACATATTCTCCGTGAATCACGTCTGTAAGAGGCACAATGACGAACATCTCCTTGCGTGTTGCACGGAGGAGCTTGCTCACGGTCTCTGTCAGGATGTCGAGCGGGATATGCTCAAACACGTCCTTGGCGATGATGTAGTCCCAGCAGATTGGTGACGTGTTCAAGACGTTCGATACATGCCCTTTGACGGCAGGATCACAATTCTCGATTGCCCACTCAGAGAGGTCATACCCGCAAGCCTGAACTCCCTGCATCCTGAGAGCTTTGACCAAGTATCCGCGAGCACAGCCGAAGTCGAGAACGAAGTCAGAGTCCTTGATGCCGAGAGAATACTTCAAGCGTAGCGCCATCGGCAATGTCTTGTCTGGGAGCCAATGGTAGTTCTCGTAATTGGACAGTCCCGAAGCAGGACCGTTAAGATAGTAGTCTTCTGTGTATGGGTGCATAAAGTTACCGTAGTTTCTCCGTTGAAATCCTCGCTCTGGCTGCATAGCCTTCTCGAAAACCGTCGATTTTGCCAGCTTCCCGTGCCAGACGGAGATTGAATCCGGCTTGGTTGGACAAGTGATAAACAAAAGCCAGCCAAAGCAGGGATGCAGTGAACGCTCCGCCGAAGAATAGTGTTAAAGCCTCTGCCATATTTTCAAAGTATCGAATACAGATTCCGCCGAGTCAACCCCAACTGTCTCCCCATCCGCTGTTTTTTCCTGAGAAGTTGAAATCCCCTGCAAAGTCGTCTCTAAAGCCTATTTTCTTCGGTTTCGGGTCGTCAAACCAATTATGTTCGCTTGGCTTTGCTGAAGGTATTCTAGCGGACTTTGCAGCAGCGAGGAACTTGTGTCTGCGTCTGGCAATCTCGATCAACCCTACCCATGAGTCGGCTCTATCAGGGGAGCGTCCGCTTGTGCGTTTCTTCATGTCGTCCTTCGGCTCAACGAGAACCTTGCTCCCTCGCTCTGAGTAGGTGCGAGCGCACATTTCCAGCATGGTAGCTGGGTCAAGTCCGCGAATCTGTCCGCTGGCTACGAACTCTTTGCCCACATACCAAAGCTCCGAGACTCTGTTGGCAAACCTGTCTTTGCCCTTTCGTTTGTCCGTGGCGCTCACAATCATATCTGACGCTGCACCTGCGAAACTGATAAGCTGGAAGCCTTGTCCCATCTTCATCGCAAGGATGGTGGCAAATGGGTCTCCACCGCCTGTTGCGTCTAGCCCTCTATCTGGAACCGCTACGTTGCGCTTGTCGCACTCGGCAATGAATAAGTCGGCTAGCTGCTCGTTTCGGTCTTTCGTTGGATGCCTAGCATTGACTAGCCGCATCAAATCAATCGTGTCTGTCTTTTCGAGAACGGTGATGGTGTGTCCTCCGATCTGCGCTGGGCCTAGAAGCGCGAATGATGCAGCAGCGGCATCTCCTCCTTTGGAAAATGCAGGGTCAAGGAAAGCGATGGGGACAGGTCGTTGAAGCCAAGGTGTGCCTGTGTGCGAGCACAGATTCTTGGTTAGCTCCGGCTCCGAGTAAATAGTATCAATCGCTCCAGTAGGGCACGGGAAGGATTTCACCATTCGGTAATACCCTGGCGAGCGTGAACCCCACTTCTCGCGAATCGCGGCAAGACCTTCTTGGGTAAGAATACCTGGGTAAAGTGTCTGCTGCGCGATGACGTTAGGAGAACGCTCCCCATCGAAGCGAATGCAGTATCCGCCGACTTTCGTTGTCCATCCCGGCATGTCTTCGTTCACACTGTCCCAGCCTCTCTCCGGCTCGGTGAATAGTCCGAATGGATCGAACACGGATGTAAGGTTCCCTGTCCCGATCATCTGGAAGCCGTCATTGGCTAAAAGGTTGGTCGCAGCATCGTAAATCTTGTGCGTCAGAAGTGGAAGCTCATCAGCGATTAGGATCAACTTTCCGGCTTTGAAGCCAATCTTAGATGACTCGCCATCGTTGCCCTTGCCGCCAGCAATGAGAGCAATACCAACAAGATCGTCCTGCTTGCCGTTGGTCAGTCCAACGATTTTACCGGAGGAGGAGACGAGTTTCCCAGGCAGTCCGCCAAAGTGCTTGAAATACGTCTCTGCTTCACCCCAATACTTCTCGATCACGCCCCAAATACGCATCCTCGACTCTTGGAGCGATGTCGATGTGACAAGTACCTTGGTCTTCTTCGGGTCGATGATGAAGTTCGCTATGGCCCATATTGCCCCGAACTGCGACTTGCCGCTGGAGGCATGACCTGAGACACCGAGGAACTTATGCTGCCTACACTGTCTTAGAATCTCTTCGGCGTACGGGTTCCACGTGAATTTGTAGGCTACTTCTGGTCTGGCCCATATTAACGTCACGAAAGCCTTGAAGTGGTCCTCCCATGACATCAACTCTACTCCTGCTACTCTTGCCCATTTGTCATAATCCCTGAGAATTTCAATTTCAATACGGGCATCGAACATCGGCAACTGAGGGTTCCCCCGCTGGTCGCAGACAGGATTCCATGTTATGCCGTATTTCTTACGCTTGAACTTCTCAGGGATATGTCGAGTCGGTGTCATTCAGGAGCATCTTCACTGGCTTCAATTTCAGCCGCCAAGCTAGCGTATCCGGCAATATCCGTCCAGTTATCCCTTTTGTGCGAGGTGATCGAGCGGGACAGTTTCAATGCAATCATCATCCTTGCGACATCGGCAGGACTAACTTTCGACATTGCCTTGAGTTTGGTGCGTAGCAGTGTCGTCCACAAGTCAGCAATGCGTTGGAAGCTTTCGTATGCCTCTCCGTAACTTGCTGCACGGTCTCCGCGAATCAGGTCGAAGGCTTCCTCCAAGATGTCTAATGGCTGATTGACTTGCGTTGGCTCAGGAGCAGGGAGTTCAAGTTTCGGCACAGCGTAGAACGCGTCTGGGTAAGGACAAGCACAGAGTCCTCCTTGGTGGTCATATATCCACTCTTTCGAGGAGGAGTTATAGAAGGCACTTCCTGTTGGCAGACGCTTCCAATCAAGTTTCCCATAATACGGCTTGTGCGTTTCTGGTAGCAGATCAAAAGGGTTCGTTTTCGAGTCGTTTGAGTTCATCGTCTTTGTTTTTCTTTTTGTGACACTGTTTGCACAGTAGTTGTAGGTTTTTGTTTTTGTGTTGTTTCCGGTAAAAGGACATCCGTGCGGAAGTGTCCATCTTGTGATGCCTGTCTCCCTGCGGTTCAATACAATCGAAGTCTAGCTCTTTCGTCTCTCCGCAAGCACATTGACCCCCAAGCACAAAGGTCAAAGTAAAGCGAGCATTTATGGCCCACTGTTTCTGACGTTTAGCCATTGGTTCAAGAGTTAATTGCTTTCCATAGTTTGCGCGCCTCGTTCGTTGGAATGATGGCGTTCCCGTATAGCCAGTTGATGATTCTCGGTGCAGGTAGTCCTGCTCTCTCGGCAAGCTGAGTGAGCTTCACCTTCTTCTTGTTCGCCGTTTGGAGGATCAACAGACCTAACTGCTTCGACGTGTTATCGACGATGACTCGGTTATTCCTGACAGCCAGTTGCGCTTTCTCCATGAGCTTTATCAGTGTCTCTTTTTCTTGTGTGGGGTTTTTCATATCCAGTTTTCCTCTTGTTTAAGTTTCAATACTTTCTTGTCTCCTAGACGGTAACTTTCCAGCAACTGTAAAGCTGATAGCAAGCGATCCTCCGTCTCGCGTTTTTCTTCGATCACCGTTGCTACGGCGAAATCTACGGTGTCTGGCACCATCAAGCGGTAAACATACGTCACCTCGTTCTGCCCTCGACGGGCTAGACGGGCAATCATCTGCTCGTAATCTTCTCGGCTGTAAGTCAGAGTGAACCAGACCATCGTATTCCCACCATGTTGGAGGTTGAGTCCATGTCCTACGCTCTTTGGGTGAGCAACGAGGATCGGAATCTGTTTGCTGTTCCATCGCTCTAGAAGGAGTTTCTGCGATGTCTGATTCTTGGCGTCAGCAAAGAATTCTGCATTGGGGAAATACTTCCTCATTCGCTCCTGCTCATGTTTGAACGAGCAAGCGACAAGCACAGGCCCGTTGGCGTTCTTGATGACTTTCTCAAGAGCCTTCAGCTTCAGATCGTGGACTTCGTGCCACGCTTTCTCTGAGTCGTAGATGGCTCCAGAAGTGAACTGAAGCAGTTTACTCACAAGCGCGGCAGCATTGGCAGCGGTAATCTCTGTCTCGGCTTTGATCTGGTAAACTAGGTCTTTCTCAAACTCGATGTATTCGTGATGCAGTTTGGCAGGAAGGGGTATCTCAATGTCCTCGACAATGGTATCAGGAATGTCCAACCAGTCGCTAGAGCGCAGAGTCAGCGTGATGTCGGCAATGCGGTTCTCGATAGCTTCCTGCGACCCTGGCAACTCCTTCCACTTGTATCCCCCATACCCTGACTGCCTGAAATACGTCTGCTTGAACAGATCGAAAGCACGACCAAGACGTTTACCCCCATCGACGAAGCGGACCTGCGCAAAGATGTCCAGCAGGGAGTTAGGTGCTGGCGTTCCTGTGAGTGCCCAGATACGCTTGTGCTTGTCCTGCGGGACTGTGCGACGATAGGCGTTGGGGCGTTTTGCCGCTGGGGACTTAATTTTCGTAGATTCATCTATTACAAGTGTGTCGTAGGGAATCCCGTTACCCGACTTCTCACACTCGCCAATGAGCTTGAGCAGATTCGGGATGCCTTCAAAGTTGCACACGTAGATGTGGGCGAGACCTTGCAGGAATGCACGCTTGCCGCCTTGTGTCCTGAGATTGGCAACTCGCATCCACTGAAAGTCTTTCCAGCGTTGCACCTCCATGGGCCAAGTCAGGTTAGCCACGCGCATAGGGGCGAGCACAAGCACGCCTTTTGTCTCGCCTTTCTTGAAGAGTTGGTTGATGGCGTTCAAGGTTGCCCCTGTCTTGCCAATTCCGACCCCAACAAAGCCGAGATTGTAAGGATGCTCAAGCTGATGGGCCGTGAGCATGTCCTGCGGTTCTGAAGAAGGGAATTTCATATCCATTCTGAAGGCTGGCTTTTGTCGAAGGCCTCTTTAATCCTGTCGTTAGCTATTTTGAAGTAAGTAGCATCACGCTCTATGCCTATGAATATTCTTCCGATGTTCATGCAAGCTACTCCTGTCGTTCCACTGCCCATCGTGTTATCAAGAACGGTCTGTCCTTCGTTCGTGTAGGTGCGGATGAGGTATTCCATGAGAGCGACGGGCTTTTGCGTGGGGTGGCTTCGGTTCCTCTGGTCTGCGTTTGAGATGACGATGATCTCTTTCGGGTATCCTTCGCCACCATTATCGTGGTATCTCTCGACCCTCGCACCGCCAAAAGCCTCACCATTGGAGTCATTTTTCTTTTCGGCGCGTAGCTTCTTTGGTGCTTTCTGAGGGTTGTAGTTGAGTTTTCCCGAGCAGAACACCAGGACATCTTCAACATTTCTAAGAGGCTCATACTTCGCACGTAGCCCGCTTCCGGGTTTCACCTTGTCCCAGACCCATCGGTGCTTGTATCCCGCTAGATAGCTGCAAGTCAGCACCGACGTGAAAGGCTGGCTTGCGGTCAGCACGATTGCGGCATCCCGCTTGCACACGCGGCGATACTCACGCCAGAGCTGGTCTAGCGGGATTATTGCGTCCCACTTGCACGCTGTCGTCCCGTAGGGTAGGTCACACATGACCATATCTACGGAGCCGTCTGGGATATGCTTCATCCTCTCTAGGCAGTCGTCATTAAAAAGTTCAAATTTCATATAGAATAATCAGCAAAAGTCTTTCCGTGCCCCAATTTGTCCGACCAACAGCAAGGTGTTGATGAAGGCTTTACCTTCGTCCACGTTATCGCACCATCCGACGTGACATCCGTTGTCGCAGAGTTTCTTCATCTCGATCATCTGGAGCGGAGTTGGTTTCTTGCCTTTGGCCTTGACTTCAAGGAAACCGATCACTCCGCCTTTGGTGATGATGAGACGATCTGGAACGGCTCGCTGCGATGGAGAAGTGAACTTCATGTACAGGCAATCTTTGCTCTTGGCGTAGGTGCCTATCTTCTTCTCGATGTCTTTTTCTAACTGTGGTCCGAGTGGGTTCATACGCTGAAACTATTTCATCCTGTCGAAACTGTCAATGACTTCTTTTTACTTTTGGTAAAATTTCACGATACCGCCTTCGGCAGCTAGCGGCATACCTTCGGCCCATTCAGGCAGTTTCGTCATCAGGGCTTCAAGACCTTCTGGTGATTGGCCTTTCTCCGGCTCGTAAGCTCCAAGGATTTCATCGTGAATCAGCAAGTAAACTTGGTAGCCTGCTGCTTCGGCATTCAAGGCTCCAAGGGCCATGAAGTCTCCTGCAATTCCTTGAATTTGGTTGTTACAGAAACTTCCCGCATATACAGAAACTCGACCCCATTGCTGCGAGTCTTTTATCTTGGAAAAGATGGTTATGGCTTCTCCTAATTTTGCTTTCGGGCATTTGCTTCTTACTGTGTCGATCTGCTTTGGAGTTGGATTGAATATCTTTTTATGCGCCCCTTTTAATATCTTCGTAACGATCTTCTTAGTGCCGTCTGGCTGCTCTTGTTCAATCTTCTGTATCTTCTCTTCCTGCCAGTACAAAACTGGAACTAACTCTGGTTGTGGGTAAGCTATCTTGCGCCCACTTGGTAGTTTCAAAAACAGGTAATTCATCCCTGCTGTCTTAGCTGTGAAAAAAGAGCATCCACGACCAAAGTTGAATACCTTGCTTGGGTTCTTGATTGCACTTTTGGAAGCAAGGTCGATGTCTCTCCACATCTTCGCGATAGCTGGGTTAGCTTCGCGCCATTGACGGATGATTTCGGGAAGGTCTTCTTCCTTTAATCCTTGCTTCAATGCTCCCATTTTTATCAACGCTCCTTCGCTCCCCATGTAACCACAGCCAAGCTCTCCTGCCTTCGATTTTTGTCGCATAGGATGATTCTTGCCATGCTCTTTCTTGTATTCATCGAACTCAGACATTTGCATTCCGAACATCTGGCAAGCAGAAGCCTCATAGATTTTACCATGCGAGTTAAAGATGTCTAACTTCCACTGCTCTCCAGCTTGCCAAGCTAGAAGCCTAGCTTCGATAGAAGAGTAATCCATGCTCAACATGGGTTTGTCGTCCTGGATGAAATGGCGAATACAAGAGGCGACAACTTCCAGTGGCGGGCCGTAATTCTCGGCAAGCCACGCGGAGTCACAGCCTCCAATAATGTTGTCATAAGCTAGTCCTGACAAGCTCTCCATGTAAGTAGCTGGACGCTTGAAGTTCTGAGGCTGGACAAGGGATGCACTCCATCTGCCTGTTCCTGCTCCGTGATATGTCAAGGTTCCTCTGACTCGGTTATCGTGAGGACCAGCGCAAGCTAGCATGGTCTTTATTTTTTTTAACGAAGCAAACCCAATACGTTTTTTCAAAGTCAAAGCTCTACCAACTTCACTGTTTTCGTCAAACTCTACGTCCTCCAATATCTCCTCAAGTGTCTCAGCTTTTAGGTTGGCAAGAGGACTTCCACGCTCAGCAAGCCATTCTTTGAACTTTTCACCTTGGGTTGGGTTGATGCCTGTCAAAGCCCTGAACTCTTCTGTCAGCTTCTCTGACTCTTTTTGAACCAGTTTGTCGGCTTTGCGAAGAGCGTCCAGATTCACGGGGAACCCTCTTGCGTTGATCTTCAAGTCGAGAAGAAAAGTTTGCAGCGGGAAACCTGTCAGTTCAAAGGAATGCAGTTTCTTGTGAATCTCCTTTTCGACTCGTACATCTTGGATACAATAATCGACGAAGGCTTGAAACGCTCCTGGTTCATCCTCAGGTTCAATGAACTTGCCTGTCTTTTTCTGAGGGATAGAGAATTTGCGAATCAGGTCTGCGCCTTTGTCGTCTTTCTGTTGAATCAGCTTCAGTGCTTCAGCCAGGCGCTTGAGTGAAGAAGGCAAAGCGGCACGACGACCCATTGCAGCAGTGCAGCGCCATTGGTGTAACTGCGGCTTTGGTAAGTGGAAGGTCTTTTCCCACAATGCCTCGGAGATGGCGAACTCGAATTGTGCATTATGGGCGTAGATAAGCGTGTCGTTCGGATTCTGTGACACGGATCGAAGCATACTAACTACTTCCTTAGAAGGAGTCTGGTCACACCTCCATATCAGCGGCTCGTTGTCGCCTTCGGCAATAGCCGCACAAAGGATCATCGTGCTGGGGTCGTTCGCATAACGAAAAGCGCCGACTTTGGGTAGGTCGGCTAGGGAGCGAGATTCATAATCCAAATGATAGGCTAACATACTTTGAAATTAAAATGAGCAACCACATTGTCAGCAGGCTGCTCAGGCTCTGGGCTTATCACAGTTTTAGGGTTAGCCAACTCCTAGTGAATGTTAACCACTGTGTGGTTGCCCGTCGTTACAGTGACGGAGCCGAGGCTGTTTTCCCTATCCATCCAAAGCTAGGGAAATTTGAGTTGAACGTGCAGGGCGCAATCCCTTCCTGCTTCA